TGTCTGCTATCGAGTCATGGGAACCAAACTTGTGACAGTGTCCAACACTGGCATAGTGACAATTTTGGGCGATGTTGGTGGCCCCATCAACACACTGGTGACATTCGACTACAGCTTTGACCTACTGGCCATTGCATCCGGTGGTCGTCTGTACTTCTGGAATCCGGTGGCATCAACACTCACACAGAACACTGATCCAGACCTTGGTATTGTTCTTGATTTTTGCTGGGTGGACGGCTACTTCATGACAACAGACGGTCAGTATTTGATCGTCACAGAGTTGACCAATCCATTGGTTGTCAACCCATTGAAGTATGGAAGTTCAGAAGCTGACCCTGACCCTGTGGTGGCATTGCTCAAACTTCGCAATGAGGTCTATGCACTCAACAGCAACACCATTGAGGTGTTCGACAACGTTGGTGGCGAGTTGTTTCCATTCGCTCGAATCGATGGTGCACAAATCCAAAAAGGCGTGATCGGCACGTTTGCCTGCTGCGTTTACTTGGAGCGCATTGCATTCATGGGTGGTGGCCGCAATGAAGCGCCATCGATCTACATCGGTGCGGCAGCTACCACTCAGAAACTGAGCACGCAGGAAATCGACAATCTGCTGCTGACCTATACCGAAGCGCAGTTGGCCACATCCAAACTGGAAGCACGCAACGACAAGAATCACCAGCATCTATATGTCCACCTGCCAGATCGCACCATCGTCTATGACGCATCAGCATCTGAGGCACTGGGTGAGCCTGTCTGGTTTACGCTGACAACCAGCGTGGCAGGTTTTTCGCAGTATCGCGCACGCAACATGGTCTGGGCTTATGACAAATGGCTCGTGGGTGATCCACAGTCCAGCGCCATTGGATACTTGGTGCAAGACACTGGCCACCATTGGGGCCAGCAGGTGCGCTGGGAATTTGGCACGCTCATCGTCTACAACGAAAGCAATGGCGCGATCTTCAACGAGCTTGAGCTGGTCAGTTTGACTGGCAGCGTGGCAATTGGAACAAATCCACAGATCAGCACCAGCTACAGCGTGGATGGTAAAGCATGGAGCCAAGACCGCAGCATCACAGTTGGCACGACAGGAAGCAACAAGCGCCTGGCATGGTTCCAACAAGGCCACATGCGCAACTGGCGCATCCAGCGCTTCCGTGGCGACAGCGATGCCCACGTGTCATTCATCCGTCTTGAAGCTCAGATCGAGCCACTGGCATTCTGATGGCTACCGCACCCATTTCCCGAAGACTCAATTTGACGCGAGACCAGCTCGCGGCATTTTTGACTGATCAGCAACAGATCAGGCAGTTTGAATTGTTGTTTTCCACTGTGGATGAGTTGCAGGTGATTGTCGGCACTGACTTTGAGTATCAGGCAGACACGGCAGCGGCCACAGCAAACGAGGCACTGGCACAGCTCAGTGCATTGGCACAGGACACAGCAGTCGAGGACGCAGTGCTCAATGCCAAAGTGCAGCAGGCATTGGATGCCATCCCTCGACTGGCTCAAGCACTTGAGTTGCTTGCTGCTGCACCTGTCATCGAGAACAACAACTCGGTGGTGACAGACTACATTGACTTCAACACCACCACGCCATCACCAGCCGTGAAGGTTGGCCGGATGCATTGGAACGGTGGCTACACGCTCAATCTTGAAATGACACCAAATGTCAATCAAGCCATTGGCGAGTCGCAGTATTACTACATCAAGGCATCGGCTGCCATTGCCAAAGGCCAGCTGGTGATGTTTGACGGCTCAGTTGGTGCGTCTGGCGTGCTCAAGGGCAAGCCATCGACTGGCGTGACAAATGGCCAGCTCATCATGGGTGTGGCCGCAGAAGCCATTGCCAACAATGGATTCGGTCTGGTCTCCAGCTTTGGTCTGGTTCGAGGATTCAACACCACCGGCACACCTTATGGTGAGGTCTGGGCAGACGGTGACATTCTGTACTACAACCCATCTTATGCTGGTGGCCTGACAAAGAATCTTCCAGCAGCACCAACGCCTCACATTGTTGTCGCTGCGGTTGTCAATGCAGCCACAGCAGGTTCTGGATCGGTTTTTGTCAGAGTTCAGGCCGAGCCATTGGTCAGCCAACTGTCTGATGTTTACGCGCCAACACCATCAAATGGTGATGTGCTGGTTTACGATGGAGTCCAGTTGCGCTGGGAGAACGGCCCAGTGCCATCCTCAAGTCTTCCAGCGTCCGTCAAATCTAACTTGGTGCTCACATGGCTTTCGATGTAATCACACCCACAAAACTTGGCCAAGCGGCCATCACCACTGGCGTGACCACGCTGTACACCGTACCGGCCAGCACACGCACACTGCTCAAAGAGTTCAGCATTGCCAACACCACGGCATCTGCCATCAATGTGCGCGTGTTCTTGGTTCCATCCGCAGGCACAGCAGGCACAAGCAATGCGTTTCTATACGATGTGTCTGTGCCAGCCAACAACGCACTGCAATACAACGGTGTTGAAGTGCTGAACGCAGGTGACACAATCCAGATTCAGGCGGCATCTACTGGCCTGACCATCATCGCCAGCGGTGGCGAAGCCACATAAGGAGAATGAAATGACCGTATCAATCAAGGTGCTAATCCCACCAAAACAAGCCGAAGCAACCCAGACCACGCAGTACACCGCTGTGAACTGCAAGGCGATCATTGACAAGTTCACGATCACCAACACCAGTGCAGGCAATGTGACTATCAGCGTCAACTTGGTGACAAGTGGTGGCAGTGCTGGCGCGTCAAACCTGATCATGGACACACGCGCCATTGCACCCGATGAGACCTATACCTGCCCAGAGCTGGTTGGCCAAGCATTGGAATCGGGCAGCTTCATCAGCACTATTGCCAGCGCAGCCACATCACTGACCATCCGCGCATCTGGCCGCGAAATCACTTAAGGAGCACAGCATGAAAGAATTTATGGTTATCCCCAAGGGCTTTTCAGGCCTGCCAATGGAGGAAGAATTCATCAGCACAGCCGAGAACAAGAAGAACACCCAAGTGGTGATCGATGACTGGATGCTCGGACCTGAGAACCCAAGCAACGAGCCAACGGCCAACAAGACCTACTGGATGGCTCTTGGCAAGGCCATGCAAGTTGACGAAAAAGAGGCTCGTCGTCGTCGCTGCTCCAACTGCGAGTACTACGACAACAGCACCATGACACAGGCCAAGATGGAACGCATCCCTCGAAATGAGTGGGACACCGATGCTGGCTTCCGTGGTTACTGCCACAAATTCGACTTCATTTGCCACGACCTGCGCTCATGCCAGGCATGGGAAGAACGTGAATTTGAAATGGAAGATTGACCAAATGCCAAAATGTGGGAAAATAAGCATCACTGAGCCGTTCGAGCCGCCAGTAGCTCACAAGCCCCTGCATAGGAGTTTTTGATGAGTCATGTTGCGGTTCAGGAAGTCAAAGCTGGCATGCCAGCCGAGCACCTTCCAATCTATCGCCTAGAGGCCGAGCTTCTCAAGCTGCCTCAGGTTGACATGCCTGTCGATCACGACTTCTGTAATGGCTTGTACGCTCGCACAATGCACATTCCTGCTGGCACCGTTCTGACTGGTGCAATCCACAAAGAAGAATCATTTTTCTTGGTGCGCAAAGGCGAGTTGATTGTCAGCACAGACAACGGCCCACGAACTCTTGGACCAGGCGACATGAGCGTCTCCAAGATCGGCACAAAGCGTGCTGGCATTGCTTTGACTGAAGTCGAAGTTACAACATTTCACGCAAACCCAAGCAACGAGCAAGACCCACAAGCGCTGTGGGATATGTTCACTATTCCAGCGCCAGCAACAGCTCTTGAGACTGCACAGAAAGCGCAATTGGAGGAATCAAAATGACATTTGGATTATCAGGAGCAGCACTGGCAGGCATTGCCGTTGGTGGTGCCACACTTATCTCTGGCATGGCCCAAGCAGACGCAGCAGAAAGTGCAGCAGCCGCACAATCAGGTTCTGCACAAGCTGGTATTGAAGAACAGCGCAGACAGTTTGATAAAGTTCAAGAGCTCCTCAAGCCATATTCTATGGCAGGAGAAAAGGCACTTGGGGGTCTTGAGCCATTTGCAGCAGCAGGTGCACCAGCACTTGAGCAGCAACAAGCATTGCTTGGACTTCGTGGTCCAGAGGCAGAGCGTGCAGCCATTGAGCGTATTAGAGGCGGAGAAACATTCAAAGCACTTGCTGGACAAGGCGAGGAAGCATTGCTCCAACGTGCATCTGCAACTGGTGGCCTGCGCGGTGGAAATATCCAAGGCGCACTGGCGCAGTTCCGTCCGCAGCTTTTATCTAGTCTAATCGAACAGCAATATGGAAGATTGGGCGGCATGACAGCACTTGGCGTGGAAACAACAGGCAACGTGGCTAGACTTGGTCAGGCATCCGCAGCTGGTACTGGTGCAGCCGCACAAACCACAGGAGCAAACATTGCAACACTTCTTGGACAACAAGGTGCAGCACAAGCTGGCGCTGAGATTGCACAGGGCAAAGCATTTGGTGCAATCCCCGCAGCGATCTCTGGTGGCCTTGGTTTATTTAGTGGTCTAGGAGGGAAATTCTGATGCCAGCACCAATTGACTATGGCGTTCAAATCGCTGATCCAACACAAGCCTTTTTAGGCGCGTTCCAAACTGGCGCGAGCATTCAAGAGGCTCGACTCAAACAAGAGCAGCAACAGCAGCAAATGGCCAACCAGAAGTTGATTCAAGAGGGCTTTGCAAAACTGCGCCAGCCAGGTGCAACTGCTGCCGACTATGCGAATCTGTCCATGATGCTACCTGAGACACAGGCAAAGTCTGTGCGCGAGAGTTTTAGCATGTTGTCAGGTGAACGTCAGAATGCAGCACTGCAACAATCAGGACAAGTCTTTTCTGCATTCAAGGCAGGAAAGCCAGAGATCGCCATCAGCCTGCTCGATCAACAGATCGAAGGCAAGCGCAACTCTGGTGATGAAGCCGGTGCTAAGTTCTTGGAGACATGGCGCGATGTGGCCAAGGAAAATCCAAAGGCGACTGAGGATTATTTTGGCTTCACAATCTCACAAATGCCTGGTGGCGACAAAGTGATCACCAGCGCGATTGCACTTGAAGGTGAACGCAGGGCAAAAGAGAAGCAACCATACGAATTGCTCAAACTAAGCTCTGAAGCCATCATCAAAGAACAGGAAGCCAAGTTTGCACCTGATAAGTTCCTGACTGATTTGAACCTGACAAAAGAACAGATTGAGCAAGCCAAAGCAGCTCGTCGTGCATCTGATGCTGCGGCTAAAAAATCTGGCGCAGAAGCCGCACGTGCAAAGGCCGAAGCAGATCAAATAATCAGCGGAATTGTTCCTGCTGATAAGCGACCAGAGCTGGAAACAAAATTCCGCAAGGAATACAACGACCAGACCAAGCCGTATCAAGAGGTAAAGTCGGCCTATGGTCGCGTGCTTTCGTCAGAGGACAGCGCAGTTGGCGATCTGTCGCTGATATTTGGTTACATGAAAATGTTGGACCCAGGATCTGTGGTGCGAGAAGGCGAATTCGCTACAGCTCAGAACGCAGCTGGTGTGCCAGAGCGCATCACAAACATCTACAACAAGGTGGCAACTGGTCAGCGCCTCAGCCCATCACAGCGCGAATCATTCAAAGGACAAGCAAAAGGCTTGTACAACAGCGCATTGGAAGGCGAGAAGACAGTCCGTACAGGACTGGAGCGCATCTCCAAAGGCTATGGTCTCAACACAGAAAACATTTTCTACTCGGCCACAGAGCAAGCGCCTACTGGCGCACCACCTGCGCCAGCAGCAAATACCGTCAAAGTTGGTGGACAGACTTACACTCGTCCTGCAAACTTCAGTGATGCTCAGTGGGCGGCATACAAGCAATCTGTGGGGGCAAAATGAGTCCAGAAGAATGGTTGGCATCGCAAACTAAGCAGGCTGCACCAGCAGCTCCTGCACCTACGGCCACAGCATCAGCTGCGGCTCCAATGTCTCCAGAGCAATGGGCGGCATCACAGCCAAAACCAATGGGATTCTTGGAGGGTATTGTTGAGTCGGTCACTGGCCGCGCTCGCGCAACTCCTGAGACTCAAGCACTGCCTGAGTGGACAAGCATGCCAGAGCTGAATCAAATGAGCGTGGCATCGTTCAAAACAGCTCTGGGCACACTTCTGAGTAACCCCAAGGAAACTGTGCAGATTCTGCAAGCCAACTTCCCTGGTGTTCAGATTCGTCAAGACTCTAAGGGAAACTACTTACTGCGCTCGTCGGTCGATCAAAAAGAGTATGCGATTCCACCAGGCTTCACAATGGGTGACATCCCACGTGCAGTCGGTGCTGTTGCAGCCTTCACGCCAGCAGGTCGAGCCGCAACCATCCCTGGCGCAATCGTGGCCGGTGGTGCAACTCAAGCGGCCATCGAAGCAACCCAAGCTGGCACTGGCGGCAAGTTCGACACTGGCGAGGTGGTCACAGCAGCGGCCACAGGACCAGCAGGGCAGATTTTGCAGCGCGTGGCACCTCCGGTCGTCCAAGCGGTCAAAAAGGGCGTACAGCGCGTCACAGGCAAAGCGCCAGCACCTGCACCAGCAGCAGGAGCACCAGGCGCTCCAATGGGCACCGCAATGGCACCAGAAGCGCCACCAGCAGCACCAATGGTCGCAGCAATGCCAGAGGCAGCACCCACCGTCCCAGAAGTCCCAGTCGCACCAGCTGCACCAGCAGTGGCACCAATCGTCGCAGAAGTGACCGAGGAGGAAGTGGGAAATCTGGTCAAGAAGGCATCCGGCACAGGCTTTGGCTCGGCTGGCGCACGCGACCGGCTGGCCGATCTTGCCCAAGTCAACGTGGCAGCCAAAGAAGCAGCCGACCGTCTTGGCATCCAACTGCCTGCCGATGTGTTCAGCGACAACCCACAAGTTCGTGCAGCCGCTGGCCTGACAAGATCAGCCGCAGGCAGCGAGGCAGAAGCCACATGGCGCAACACCGTCACGCAAGCCGTGGACAAGGCCGACGATGTGATCAAGCAATTCGATGCCACATTCGTCGAAGGCGCAGTCGCACCAGGCGTGGTATCGCAAAAGATCAAGGACTCGTTGACCAAGACTCGTTCAGACCTCAATGCGCAGGCAGGCAAGGTCTACAACGCAGTCGATGAGGTGGTGCCAAAGACATCGGTGGTTGACCTGCCAAAGCTCAAAGAAACTCTTGACACAGTCAAGGCTGAGGTGGGCGAGAAAGGCATGTCCGCAGCCGAGCGCAATCTGGCCAAGATGATCGAGGAAGGCAATATCACCTATGGCCGACTCAAGCGCGAGAAAACCTTGATCGGAAACGCCATCAACAAGATGGAATCACCCTATGGCAGCATGGCCGAGGCAGACCTCAAGCGCCTGTATGCAGCACTCGCTGACGACCAACTGACAAACGTTGGAAACATTGGTGGCGAGGAACTGCGCCAGCAACTGCGTGCGGCCAACCTGCTGTATGCAAAAGAACGTGCATTGGGCAAGCGCATCGTGAATGCGTTTGGCCAAGACATCGAGGGAAGCGTGGCCAACAAGATGCGCACCGCCATCACTGGCGCAGCCAAGGGCGATGCAGGCGAATTCAATCGTCTGCTTAAAACCGTTCCAGAAGACTTGCGCAAAGAGACACTGGCCACCGCGCTGGCATCTGTCACGCGCTCGGCCAGAGGTGCTGAGAAGGGTGGATTCGGATTCTCTGAGTTTGCCGACATCTACCCCAAGCTGCGTGCCAACCCACCAGTCTACAAAACCATCGTGGACACACTTGGCAAAGACTCGGCAGACGTTTTGCGCGATCTGTTTGAGGTCTCCAAGCGCGTCACAGAGGCTAGAGCCAATGTTCTGAGCACCGGCAAGGCAAACCAAGCACTGCTGCAAGGCATGCAGGCCGAAAGCCTGATCGGTAAGGTCATGGAGAGCACCCTGTCAAAGGGCGCATTGACTGGTGCAGCGGCAATGGGTGGTCCTATTGCAGCCGCAGCCACATCGATAATCACCGGAGCCATGACTCAAGGCAACAAGGATTCACTCAAAGCAGCAGGAAAACTGTTCGCTGATGAAGGATTCCAGAAACTTGCCATCGAAGCAGCTACCAAAGGAACACCAAGTGCGGCTAGCATTCGTCGCACAGCCATGTCACAATCCTTCCAGAAATTCGCAGACGCAGCTAAACTGCCAAAAGAACTGGATGCAAGGATTCAATGGTTGCAGACAGCAACCCAAGCCGAGCGCCAATTTGACCAGGAGAACCAATAAATGTCCGCACTCTCAATTCAACCAACCTATCCGATCTTCACTGACATCGATGGCCAACCTCTTGAGAATGGCTATGTCTGGATTGGAACGGCAAACCTCAATCCACAGACGAATCCGATCAATGTGTATTGGGATTCAGCACTGACGATTCCAGCAACACAGCCGATCCGCACTCTGGCTGGCTACCCATCACGCAGCGGAAGCCCTGCTCGCCTGTACGTAAACAGCGACTACAGCATCCAAGTGCAGAACCGAAATGGCAGCTTGGTCTACAGCGCACCAGAAGCAACTGAGCGATACAGTGATGTTGTTTTTGAAGGTCTCAGTGCATCACAAGTCACATATCAGCAGGCTGGCACTGGATCGGTACAGACAACTGTTCAGTCGGCATTGCGTCGATGGGTTTTTGTTCAAGACTTTGGCGCTGACCCAACTGGAACAACTGATTCAACAACTGCAATTCAAGCGGCTTTAAATTATGCGGCTTCTTTAGTGCAAGCCTCTCCTGATGGACTTGGAGATGCAGTGAATGGCATCGATGTTGTGATGAATGGTGTGTACAACATCACTCAGCCTTTGGTTATTAACCAATCAAACGTGTGCTTGGTTGGCCAAGGTGGAACAACCATTATGGTTGGCTTCACTTCACAATCAGGATATAACGGTGCAAAACCTGCGCTGATTGTTGGAACCGGAACACTTTGGCAAACCACTGGAGTCATTGGCGCAGCCACAAAATACAACTCTGTATCAGGCATCATTTTCAAGCGCGATCGTCGTGTAACTGGAAACTTAGGCTACATTGGTATTTTGGTTTCAGGCACACGAAACGCAACAGTTCGCAATTGTTTGGTTGAAACCGGATTTGCTGGCCTGTTCCTTGAAAACTCGTCTGAGTTTTATAGCGACCAATTTAGCTCGATTGGCTGTACATACGGCATCGTCATGGATAACCGTGGCGACCGTAGTGCAGCAAACAGCGTTCTCAATGTTGCAAACACCGACAACGATGTAAGCAGCAACAAGATCGACATGGCGACTGTGTATTACGCACAGCACACTGGCGTGCTGGCGATCAATACCGGCTCCACAGACTTCAACGGCATGACTGTTGGTTTGTTTAGCGACAACCCAAGTGGCTCGTCTCCTGGTCTTGGATTCCCAGCAAGCTACTCTGGATTCCATGTATGGGGCGCAGATAGCAAATGGACTCGCGCCATGCTGTTGGACAATATTGTTTTTGAAGCGATTAACAACGAAAACCAAACTTGCATCCGAATTGAATCTGACACTCAGAACAACCCTGTTCAGGGTGTGACGATGAACAACATTCATGTTCAGACCTACGCATCTGACCCAATTGGCGGAGTTTTGACGCTTTTGTTGGAAGTCATCCAATCAGGCAATGGTGATGTTCATAACATCTTATTGAGCAATTCAGGCTTCACATACCAATCTGCCGGACGCTACACAGGAACAATGTGCAACGTGATTGGCTTGGCTGGTGTTCGCTTTGAAAACTGCTACCCAGCATCAGCGTTTGTGCTTTCAAACCTTGGCTACTACGGCAACATTAGTCCTCTCGAAGTTGTCGAGCATACCGACATCGATGCATTCCCTCCAACTGGTTGGACTGCTGGTGGTGTGACAACAGGATGTAGCAAAGTTGGCGGTAGTTCAGGTGTTGTTCCTTACCTTGAATTTACTGGTGATGCTGGTGAGATGTACATCCAGAAGTCGTTTGACCTGTTGCAAGATGTCCCTCAAATCAAATCGGTGTTCATTTCATTCCTTGCATTTGGTGATACAGACCTTTGGTGCGTGGCACGTGTGAACGGTGCAGCCGACACAGACAGCAATATTGTCAATGGAACAAACCAAGCACGTTATGGACAAGCGATTGTGCCAAACACAGTAAACGTCAACGGCTATCGTCGTCTGGTGTTCTGCTTCAACCCGTTCTCTGCAAACTATCCATTCCAAAGTGTTCGCTTCCAGATTGGCCGTGGCGCTGATGCAGACCCGACTACGTTGGTAAGAATCCAAGACATTCGTGTCGGATATTTTGTTGGCGATCCAGTGCCATACAACCCATTCTCTTAATAGGAGCGAGCAATGCTTAAAACTGTCTCTTCAATAACCAACGCTCTTGGAGCGTTGAATTACAAAGGCACTTGGAACGCCAGCACAAACTCTCCAGCGCTTTCGTCTGGTGCTGGAACCAAGGGCGACTACTATGTTGTCAGCGTTGCTGGCACGACTTCGCTCGATGGCATCAGCAACTGGGGTGTTGGCGACTGGGCCACATTCAACGGCTCTGTGTGGCAACGTGTCGAAGGTGGTGCAGACCTCAATGGCGTGAACCTGTCTGCATCTGGAACCGTCACCTTCTCCAGCCTTACTGGTTATCTGAAGGGCAATGGCGCTTCTCAACTGACAGCATCTTCGACCATTCCGAACACCGATGTGTCTGGCCTTGGAACGATGTCAACACAGGCAGCCAGCAACGTTGCCATCACTGGTGGCAGCGTCAACGGAACCACCATTGGCGCGTCAACTAGATCAACTGGTAACTTCACCAGCATTGATGCAAACAACGGAATCACAGCATCTAACAACACGCCTATTACAGCAACGAATCCAACTGGTGGAACTGGTGGTTTGAAACTTTACAACCCATCCAACAACACCAACGCATCAATTGCTCGTTTTTTTGGATGGGACGGCTCTCAAACTGGAAGCATTCGCACTTATGTGAATGCCACCACATACGACACATCATCAGATCAACGACTGAAAGATGACATTGGCGTGGCCACTGACACATCTGTCATCGATAACACAGTCATTCATGATTTCACTTGGAAGCATGACGGAATGGTTGATCGTGGCGTGTTTGCTCAAGAAGCCTATTTGGTCAAACCAACCGCAGTTGGTGTTGGTGAAGATTCTTTGACAGAATCAGGTTCACTTGCTGTTCCTTGGTGTGTTGATTACAGCAAATACATTCCAGACATCATCGTTCATGCCCAGCAACTGAAAAAGCGCGTCGAAGAACTCGAAGCTCGACTCACTGCTCTCGAATCCAAACAGTAAGGAAAAATCATGTCCACCAATTCACAAATTGCATTTACCCCCCTTGGCAAGACCATCGTAGTGGCAGCAGCTGGCACAGCTCCAACTGGTGTTCAAGCGCCTGTTTACGAGAAGTTCAATCCTCAGAATGCAGGCCAGTATCGTTTTATCAATGCAGGAACCACCACCGTGTTCTTGGGCACTGGCCCGACTGCTGCACTGGCTCAGGCTGCTTCCGTGGCTCCTGTTGCTGGCACGCCTTCGGATGCCATCGTCCTAGTGCCTGGCGCTGTTGAAATCCTGCGATTCAATATCGACACTTATTTCAGTGGCCTGTCTAGCACAGGAGCCACCGTCTACATCACGCCAGGCCAAGGCCTCTAATGATAGGAGCTGACGCAATGGCAGTAGAAGGAAACGAGATCGACCTTGTCAAATATGGCGTGCTCTGGCAAAAAGTTCAGGACATGGACAAAAAGATGGACAAGGTCGAGCGCCAGCTCGAAGAACTGGTGGCGCTGGCCAACAAAGGCAAAGGCGGTCTGTGGTTTGGCATGTCACTTGTCTCTGGCGTGTCTGCCATAGTCGGCTATTTGCTGAACTATTGGAAGCATTGAAATATGCACTTGCGATGGTTTTAACACTATCGCAAGTTTCATCCACTGAATATAGATGCGTCCGATGGGCATGGACCGGTGATGTTTTTAATCGCAAAGTAGTATGCCTTGAG